GCACCAGCTGATGTCTTGAATGTGGGCTGCTTGATAATATCGAAAATCACTCGCAGACTCTCGACATCTACATCTTGTAAATCGCGAGCGTCGCATGCGACAGTAAACATAGCACTTAATAAACTTATGGCCACTTTTGTCAGACCATTGCCAAAAGTCAATTCTTCAATCATCTCTGAAATTTTTCTTCTGTATAGTAATACTCTAGCCACATACACATGAGTTTTAACGGTCATTGGATCAATAGTAGTGTTTGCTAACTCCACTCCTTTTTTGTTGTAAGAGTACCATGACAGTGCCATCCCGTACATGGTCATGGCGTCCTTTCCGACTTTTCCGGTCAAGTTATTGTTAAGTAGTCTATTTAGTAATTGTTTGTTGAGTTTCACACTTTCTGTAGTGAGATTAGGCAACCCTAACTCACTCATTATAGAGGGCTTTATAACGGGAATTTCGAATGTCATGTCCTCCACTTCCAGAGCTTTAGTGAGAGTGTACTTTAAAGGTGTGACTGCGATTATTTGCATGTTGTGCAATCGTTTCCTGCCGACAACTGTCAGACCACCGTCTAGGTAGTCCATGTAATTTCTTCCACAAGCGAATTCATAATTGTCGGTGATAATTTGCACTTCACTTTGCTCTTGGAAAGCCCAAACCGCTCCGCCTTCAATTTTTTTGAAGAATCCCAATTCGTCGTGCATAGTGCCGGACTGATCATGATTTAACACGGGCAAGATTGCAAAAGTTAATTCGTGCAACAAGTATGTCGCCAGGGCAGGATTGTGATAGATCCCATACTTGTGATCACCCGTTTGATCATTGAGGTTAAACCACGGTTGATTTACCATTGTTCGCATAACAGATTCATCATATTTTGTTTTGAGAGGATCGACGTTAACATAAGCATACATGTTGCACATATCTTTGACGAACATCTCTCCCGGGTAAGTTACATCCTTCAAATTATCAGAGAAGATAACTCTATCCATAACGCCGTTGACCATGCCGGTTATATTTTGTGGGGGCTTACAAGTTCGAACGAACAACATGTCAATCCTTGCAAATGTGTTGTTGATTATTCTATTATCGTGATCACCGATCGCGTCAATTAATTGCTTTCCACTTTCACTATCCACCATATCTTCCATTTTTGAAAAAAAATCGTTTTCTTGGAAATAGCGAGCTCCTACACCGAAGACGCAATTGCTTAGTGTACTACCGGCTTTAATAACTAGGGAATGTGTATATGCACCATACTCGAACATCTTAAATTCTTCACTGTAGAAATCACAATC